CATTACTGCCCTAGAATGGAATGGCAATAATGTGATCGGAAAAGCCCAAATTCTCGATACTCCGATGGGTCAGATTGTAAAAGGTCTCCTTGACGGGGGTGTGCGAGTGGGCGTTTCAAGTCGTGGTATGGGTACTCTTGAGCAACGAGAGGGTGCTAGTTATGTGAAAGATGACTTTATGTTGTCTACTGTAGATATCGTTCAAGACCCTTCTGCTCCCGATGCATTTGTAAACGGGATCATGGAAGGTGTTGAGTGGGTATGGGATAACGGCATTCTAAAAGCACAAGAGATTGAGGCTTATGAGACTGAAATCAAGAAGACTCCTTCACCTAGGCTTGCAGAAGCACAGATGAAGATCTTTAAAGATTTTCTCTCGAAACTATAACACTTACATAAGGAGTGTCTAATGTCTGAAGATCAGATTGTAGATCAAGAGATTGATCAAATCGAAGACATTGAGGCTGTTGACGAAGCAGCAGAAGCATCTCTTCCAGAGGATGAGAAGAAATCTGTAGATTCAGTGGATAAAGCCTCGGACGTCACTAAAAAAGCACCAAAGCGTAAAGGCGATAAGGATGCTAAAGACGAGCCGGCCCAACAGGGTAATGTCAAATTTAAAGAGGATCTCGACGCACTAGTCGATTCCGAAGCAACACTTTCTGAGGGCTTCCGTGAGAAGGCCGCAGTAATTTTTGAAGCAGCATTTGCTTCTAAGATTGGTGCAGAAGTAGAGCGTCTGGAAGAGCAGTACGAAGAGAAGTTGACTGAAGCTACTGAAGAGTTCAAATCTGAGCTGGTAGAAAAGGTTGACGGTTACCTCAACTACGTCGTGGAACAGTGGATGGAAGACAACAAGTTGGCTGTCGACACCGGTCTCCGTACAGAGATCGCTGAAGGCTTTATGGCTAGTCTGAAGTCTGTATTCACAGAGCACTACATCGAAGTACCTGAAGCAAAGGTTGACCTGGTCGACGATCTCGCCGAGCAAGTTAATGAACTTCAGGAGCAGCTCGGTAAAGTCACCGAAGATAACATCAAGTTGTCTGAGAATGTCAAGGGTCTCAAGCGTTCAGCAGTTATTGCTGAGGCGTCTGAAGGTCTAACCGTTGCTCAAGCTGAGAAGCTCGCACAAATGGCAGAGTCTGTAGACTTTGATTCAGAAGAGTCTTTCGCTAAGAAAGTTTCTACTATCAAAGAATCCTACTTCCCTGCTGACAAGCCCGTTGTAGCAGAAGAAACTGAAGCAGAAGAAGGCGATGATACAGCAGCAATTGCTAACTCACCTTTGATGGCACAGTATCTCGATGCTATTAAAAAGACTACAAAGTAACTTTTGATTCACAAGGAGAACAATAATGTTCGGTTCTGAAAAAATCAATGATAAGTGGAGCCCGATTCTCGAGCACGCTGATCTGCCAGAAATTGGCGACAAGTACCGCAAAGCGGTAACTGCTGTCGTTCTGGAAAACCAGGAAAAGGCACTCGCTGAAGAGCGTGGTCAGTCTTCTTTCCTTTCTGAAACTGCTGCAAACGCAACTGGCGCTGGCATTGGTACTTGGGATCCAATCCTGATCAGCCTCGTCCGTCGTGCTATGCCTAACCTGATCGCTTACGATATCGCAGGCGTTCAGCCAATGACTGGTCCTACTGGTCTTATCTTCGCTATGAAGTCTAAGTACAGCACTCAAGGTGGTACTGAAGCTCTGTTCAACGAAGCAGACACTGACTTCTCTGGTACTGGTACTCACGGTGGCGATTCGTCATCTTTGGGTTCTGTCGGTACTGACGCAAACACTGACGGTGTCGAAGACTCGTTCGGTGCAGGCGAAGGTATGTCTACTGCTGCTGCTGAAGCACTGGGTAACACCGGTAACGCTTTCGCACAGATGGCATTCAGCATTGAAAAAGCAACTGTGACTGCTAAGTCACGCGCGCTGAAAGCTGAGTACACAATGGAACTGGCTCAAGACTTGAAAGCAATCCATGGTTTGGATGCAGAGTCTGAGTTGGCTAACATTCTCTCAGCTGAGATCCTCGCGGAAATCAACCGTGAAGTCATCCGTACTATCAACGTCAAAGCTAAGCTCGGCGCTGCTGGTACAACTACAGCTGGCATCTTCGACCTTCAGGCTGACGCTGATGGCCGTTGGTCTGTTGAGAAGTTCAAGGGTCTGATCGTTCAGCTCGAGCGTGAAGCAAACGTCATTGCTAAAGAGACTCGTCGCGGTAAGGGTAACTTCATCCTTTGCTCGTCTGACGTAGCTACTGCTTTGGCTGCATCTGGTATGCTTGACTATGCTCCTGCAATGTCAACCAACCTCCAGGTGGACGACACTGGTAACACCTTCGCAGGTGTACTCAACGGTCGCACAAAGGTCTACATCGACCCATATGCATCTGTTGACTACGTAACTGTTGGTTACCGCGGTACTAACCCATATGACGCCGGTATGTTCTATTGCCCATACGTTCCATTGACCATGGTACGTGCAGTTGGTGAGAACGACTTCCAGCCACGTATCGGGTTCAAGACTCGTTACGGTATGGTTGCTAATCCATTCGTGGGCGCATCTGCTGGAAACGACACTGGTGCAAACCGTGCCAACCAGTACTTCCGTATCTTCGAAGTACGCAACATCTTGGTCTAATTTAGACACACTGATGGG